GCTTCTAATGCATCCTCTGTTAAGAGTGGTTTAGATAAATCAACCAACATTTCATTAATTTTATATAATTGGTCTCCTTGTATACCATCAGTTGTACCATTGATGATATTATCTAAGACTGCAAGTGGTTTCTTTTTCTCACTCAGTCTAACTTCTTGTAAATGTTTAGCTTTTTCAATTATCTCATTTAATTCTAATTTTCTCTCAGCTAATTCTGGGAAATGTTTAAGTAATGTCCCTTCACCAAGACGTTTAACACCTTTAATACTATCACTATTATCACCACAAAGTATTTTAATTAACGCAACATTCTCATAATAATAAGGAAAATGTTCCTTAAAATTACTTGGTTTAATGTAAGTTCTTTTATCTAACATGTAAATCCTAACATCATCATTAATTAATTGACATAAATCTCTATCACTTGTAATGATTGTGATTTTCTCATTTTCAAGTTTCGTATTACAATAATACGCAATAAAATCGTCACTTTCAACTTTTTCATGAATTATTTGTCGAATAAATAATTCTTCTAGGTAATTAAACACAACCATTCGTTGTGCAACTTCTTCTAAATCTTCTGGTTTTGTACCATTTATATAATCTTTACCCCTACCACTCTTGTAGTCCTTATAAATTTCCCATCTTAACTTACCAGAAAATTCACCATCCCAAAAAACATAACACTTGTGAAATATATTTTCATCAAGTATTTTTCTTAGAACAGTTATAAATTGATATATACCGCCAATGTGTTCACCATTTCGGTTATATTCATTTCTAGCTCCGAGAAAACCCCTTTTATAAAGGGCGTTCCCGTCAACTAGTAATGTGTTTTGTATTTCAGTTACCTTACCATTTTTTGGTGGTCTTCTTTTCATATTACCTTTTTAAAAGGTTAAACAATAAATTTACTCTCCCAAGTCATCCATCCCGAACCCTTGTTCCTCTTTCTCGATTGTAAAGTCGTCAAGAGTAGTGTTAAGTCTTGCAAGAATGTAGTCCTTGTGTTCTTTTTTGTATTCATCAATCTTACCTGGATTCCAATACCCGTGTGGTGTTGATGCTAATTTACCATGTTCCTCAATACCATTGACTTGATTCTTTTCACATCTAACTTTTGTTTCAATACCAAATTGGTATGTTTCACCACCAGAAGTAGCTTTTAATTTAGATGTAGAGTGAGAAAGGATACCACCGAAGTGAACAATAATTCTTGGTGAATAGAAGAAAGCTTCCCCACCCTTATGTTTAATAACCTTATTCTCATTATCAAGCCAAATCTTTTGAACAACTGCAAAAGTATTAGTATAAGGTTTACCTTCTTTTCTAGAAGCTGGAATTCTATGATTTGTAAGAGATTTAAATGCGCTCTCCATTGAACCAGCGTTCCATTGATTATTATTGGATTTAGACATAACAGATTTAAATCCATTAATGGAACCTACAGAATCCCAAAGGAAGCATAAGTTTCTTGGTAAATCACCAGAATCTTGTGCATCAAGTAAATCGGTCATCAATCTAGCAATGTCTTCTATAACTGGTTCACCTCTAAGTGGTTTACTACCATCCTTACCATTTGAATAATCAAATGTTTCATACCTTTTTAAAAGGTCATCACCATTCATGAAAATAAAGTCCCCTTCATAGTCAATGATTTCTCCAGTAGATTCGTCAACAATTTCTTCAAATTGCACCCCAATATTTTTAGCGTGTTCCCAAGACCAGTTACCTTCAGTTTCCATAATTACTGGAAGGTCACCAATTTTCTGAGCCCCAGCGACAGCTTCATAAATAGCTGTAGACTTACCAGTGTTTGAATAACCTCTAAATGAGGTGAAATACCCCCTAGCTAAACCTGGAATCTTTAATGCTTCATGAAAAGCATCTGACATAGGAATCCATGTTAGGTCTTTCTCTTTAATAGTTACATCCATACCATTATTTTTTTTAAATGATGATAAGTCAAATGTTTTCTTATCACCTGGTTTTTTTGGTCCTTTCTTCATATTTAAAATTTAAAATTATATTAATAGTTAAAAAAAGGGTAACCTTTAAGTTACCCCTTTTTTTTATTTATTTTAGATTAGAACGGTAAATCGTCATCCTCATCATCTTCTGTTGTAGCATTATCTACACTATTAGTGATTTCAACAGTTGGGGCTTCAAAAGTCTTAGTCTCTAAACTCACTTCAGAAGCCTTTGATGGTGTTTCAGAATTTGGTGCGTTCTCGGTTGTCATTCCCATTGTTAATTCAGAATCTAAATCATCAACCAATTTTTGGGCAGCTTCTTTGTTTTTGGATTCCTTAGAAACGTAACATTCTTTTTCTTTATCCCACACAGGAGTTTCACCACCAACTACGATAGCTAAGTAATCATATGACCTTGTAGAATAAACATCTCTCCATGTTCTTTTATCTTCTAACCAAGCTTTCATTTGTTCTGGGTCATCAGATAATGGAGTTTGTTGCATTACGTTGTTTACAGATTTTACACCTGGGATTCCATTAGTAGGGTCTCTCTGAATATCAAGAGATAAATCTCTACCAGTTTCTGGATGTGTAATGTCATGTTCAGCTACTTTAATAGCCCCCATGATTTTATCTAATACACCGTCTTTCTTGTAATTGTGGTTAAATCTCCAGAACTTAACACCCTCTTGTGGTTTATCTCTGTCAATAATCTTAACAACATACATCATTCTAGGTGAATACTTCTTAGCTAATTCTTTGTCAGACTCTTTACCTGTAGCTAACAACACTTGTCTTGCTTCACAGAATGGACATGCCTCACCTTCTTCATGTTTAAGACATGGGAATGTTTTCCATTCTCCATCAACTTTAGCCTTGTGACCCCACATCACAGTAAATGAAGTTTCTTGTCCTTCGCTTGGTGGTAAGATTCTTATTCTCTTAGTATCAGAATTGATACCATCTTTTAGATAAGTACTAAAATAATTTTTTAAATCGTACTTTTTGTTAGTGCTAGTGTTAGTACTAGTCTTTCCAGCATTTTCATACTGCTTCATCATTGCTTCAAAAACGTTACTCATAATTTTCTTTTTTTTTTAATTGTTATTAATTGTTGTAATAAAGTGTAATATTCGTAAACCTTAATTTTTAATATTCATATTTGTAAAATTCATAATCGTAAAATTCATAAAATATCAAACAATATTAGCAACATTTTTGATACTCTAAATATACTTCAAAACCTAGGAAAGTA